CCATAACTTATAAAATCAAATTATGAAAGTACAATTTATACAATCACCAGTAGGACCATTTGGATTAGGATATACAATTGGTGACCAAGCTGAGATTAACGAAACTTTAGCAGCTACTTTAATAGAAAAAAAGTATGCAGTTGAAGTAAAAGAAATTGAAACGGCAACCATTGCACAAATGGAAGCGCCAGAAACAAAAAAGAAACGTAAATAAATGGCAAATTATAGACTTGTAACAGGACCAACTACTGAACCTTTGACTTATACAGAGGTAAAGAACTTTTTGCGTCTTAATGATGATAGCGAACAAGCTTTTGTTACAAGTTTAATAACTGCTGCAAGGCAATTAGTAGAAGATAGAACATGGCGACCATTAATAAGTCAAATATGGGCTATGCAATTTGATTATGAGGAAATAAATTATAGCATTTTCTACATTAACAAATCGCCACTACTTAGTGTTCAAAGTGTAACTTATTTTGATGAAAACGATGTTTTACAAACATTAGCCGCTAGTCAATATGAAGTTGATATTTATGGTAGCCCAGCAAGGTTTAGGCTGATAAATATTCCAGAATTGAAGAAAAGAATGAACGCACTACAAGTTAATTTTACTTGTGGATATACAAACGCAGCATCCGTGCCGCTACCAATAAAGCAAGCAATGTATTTAATTATTGGTCACTTATACGAAAATAGACAAGATGTTGTTACAGGAACTCAAGTACATGAGATTCCAGATAGCAGTAAATACTTATTAGAATCTTATAGAAACAACTTTATTTTTGCCCCACTAATTTAAAAACAATATTATGTTAAGTTTAATCGGAAAAAAAGTAGTAAGCGTAACGCCAAGCGATACGGTATCAATCACAGATGAGTTCAACACACCGAACACGGTAGGCTCATTGTACATTGGAACAGGTGGTAACATAGCTGTTATGCCTTGGTATAATGGTGAAAGCAATAGTGCATCAACTACTGGTGTTTTAGGTGCCAAGATATTTTTAAACGTGCCAGATGGTACTTTTTTACCTATCGGATGTACTAAAGTATTTGCCACAGGAACAACTGCAAGCAACATTCTTGCAATTATAGAATAGTAACAAATTAAAATAATAAATATATGCCAAGTTCAGGACCTATGAATGGAACAGCCGTTGTGCTGAAAATAAACGGTACTACCGTTGCAAAACTAAAGTCAAACACTATGAACTTTAGCCGTGCTTTAATCGATGTGAGTAACAAAGATTCAGGTGGGTGGAAGCAATCAATTTATGGTCAAGGTTCAGGAACCTTTGACTTTGAAGGTGTATTTGATGAAGTTGGAAATTGGGGATTTAGCCAAGCATTTGCAGCTTTAGCCGCAAAAACCAATTTAGTTGCTCGTTGGGCTGCTGCTACTGGTGACATTTACTACGAAGCAACTTGTTTAATTACTTCATTGAGCGAAAGCGCACCAATGGAAGATGCAGTAACCTTTACTGGTTCGTTAGAAATGACTGGCGCACCTACAACTGGAACTATGTAATGAGTATTAACTTTGGCAAATACGACCAAAGAGTCGAAATATTGAATTATACCCAAACTCGCTCCAGTGATGGTGGCGAGTTGAGGGTGTATTCTGTACTCTACACTGTATGGGCTAAAGTTACTCCCGTTGGCGGTTCAGAAACGCAGCAAAGCGATGAAAAGGTTGCAAACATTATCATTGATGTGGATGTAAGAGCAACTGGATTAACTCTGAACGAAACTATGCGAATGAATTGGAGAGGTAAAACTTTTAATATTACTTCAATTGATGAGTTTGGTATGAGATTAAACGAGGGCTACAAAATAAGAGGAATAGCAAAAGACAATGTATATTAGTATGGTCATAAAAGGTATGGATAAAACCATCCAAATGCTATCTAGGACTGAATGGCTTGAACCAACTGATATTGACAAAGTAATCAGAAGTGCAGCTCAACCAATGGTAGATGCTATTAAAGCAGGTTATGGCAAACACACTAAAACTGGTGCGTTAAGAGATTCAGTAATGGCTTTTAGGCGTAATAGAGCAAAGGGTGAACCATATTTTACTTACTTTGTTGGTCCAAGATATACTGGTGCATCTAGCTTATATTCTTATGGCGGTAATGCTGCTCACTTACTAGAATATGGTACAGTAGAAAGATATAGAGCCAATACTAAATTAGGTGGAGTAGGCAAAAGAGTAAAAGGCAAATCTACGGGCATAAAAGGCGTTTACGGAGCTAAAATATCAACTGGATTTGTAAAGCCTCATGGAATTATTAGAGCCGCAGTAGATAGCACTAAAGATAGGTGTACTCAAATAATGACTAGCGGAATAAACGAATTAATTAAAAAACAAGCAAAAGCGGAAGGTTTACAAGTAGCATGACAGTAGATAGTATTATATTTGGAATATTAAATGGTAATAGTGCTGTTACTGGCGTAGTTGGTAGTAAAATATTTCCAAGCCAAGCTCCTCAAACAACTCAATTTCCTTTTATAGTATTTGAAACTATTTCAACAATGCCAAACAATACAAAGTCTGGTCCAAGTGAAATGGATAGATATAGAATACAAGTAACTACATTGTCAACAGAAAATAACCAAGCTAATGATATTGCGGACAAAGTAAGGTCAGCATTAGACTATTACAAAAGTGGGGATGTTCAGTTGATAAGTTTTCAAGCACAAAATAGTGCATTTGACAACATAAGTGGGCAAGATGGTATATTTTTGAAGTATCAAGATTATTTTTTAACATTAAGTAGATAAACATGAAAATCACAATTAACAACAACGAGCATGAGTTTAAATTTAGTTTTTTAGCTATTGCTGAACTAGAAAAACAAACAGGAAAGAAATTAAATGAAATTTTAACAGAATTGACAACAATTTCAGAAACGGGTTTAGATTTCTCAATGGTATTAACTATTGCCTATTGCGGGCTGAAATTTACAAATAATTCTAAGTCATTAGAAGAAGTTGGACAATTATTAGATGATGGCAGCAGAAATGATTTAGAAAGCATTATAAAAGGGTTTATGGAAGGTATTAACAGATATCTACAAGTTGACCCAAACTTGAACAGCCAAGCATCCTAGATTACTGGGAGTGTTTGGCATTATCGTGGGGTTGGAGCTATGACCGAATTTACACATCAGATTTGCGAGAATTTGCAATGTGTTTACAAGGGCATAAAATAACAGAATTTGAACGTACTAAAACACTTTTTGACGTTGCTAGATATAATGCATCAAGAGTTTTAACTATAAACATGAAAAAAGGCACAATTCCAATAGATTGGTGGAGTTTCAATTGGGACCCAAAGCCAACAACTAAAGAGGATTGGCTAAAAAATAATAAAGAACTAATTGAAACTTGGGATAAGTTAAGCAAGGCAAAATGAGCGAAAAAATAAACGTACTTATTGGGGCAAATATTGAAGGTTTAAAAACAGCATTAGCCGAATCTGGTAAGAGTTTATCTGATTTTGGAACGATTGCTGAACAAGCACCCAAAAGGGCTAAAACTGCTGTTGACGAATTAAACAAAAGTTATAGGGATGCAGTAAGAGATGCTAAAAATTTAGCATTGATGCAAGGTCAAACTAGCGAAGCATTTTATGAAGCTCAATTAAAAGCCAAAAATTTAAAAGGACAAATTCAAGAATTAAATGAAGTTGTTGGTCAAACTGGTCAAATGGCTAGTGGTAGTGGAGGCGTTCAACAAGCTGCACATAAGTTTGATATGCTTGGTCATTCTGTTAATCAATTAACAAGAGAATTGCCAGCATTTACTCATTCAATGAGTACTGGTTTTATGGCTATTTCCAATAACATTCCAATGTTTGTTGACCAATTAAACAATATTAGAGTTGCTAACGCTGGTTTAATTGCAGATGGCAAGCCAGTGCAATCAGTATTTAGTCAATTAGCTAGTTCAGTACTTTCATGGCAAACTGCTTTATCTTTAGGTGTTACCATATTAACTGTTTATGGTGAAAAAATTTACAATTATATTGCTGGAATTAAAGACACTAAAGCAGAGCTAGATAAGTTAGCTCAATCTCAAAAGGAAATAAATGATTTAAGAGATAAGTATTTGTTTACCGAAGAAGAAATAGCTTTAAGAAATGAAGCTAGTGATTACAAAAAGGTAGTTGAAGCTATAAAATCTCAAGTTACTGCTTATGAAGGAATGCAAGATGTTCAAAATTTAACATTAGCAAATGCCAAAGCATATAGAGAAACAAAAGCAAGAGTAAATAAAGAATTAGAAACAGCAGAAAAAGACCATTTACAAAATATAGCAGATATAAGGGAAAAATATCTAGAAGGTGTAAAAAAAGATAAGGAATGGGAAGTAGCAATATTTAATGAAAAGCTTAATGAAATGCTTGAAAGATTGGCTAAGTTTAAAGAAACATATCTTATTTTAAGCAAATTGCCAGGGCCAGCAGATTCAGAATCTAGGAATTGGGAAATTCCAGAGGGTTTAAAAGAAGAAGAAGCTTTGCCTCTTTTTCCAAGTAAACAAGCAATGGAAATAAGGGCTGGTCAACATGAAGAATTTCTAAAAAAAATGGAAAAAGATGCGCTTGAACACGCAAATAGAATGAAAGCAGTTAACAGTATATTAGCGTCTTCATTTGTTATGGTAGGACAAGCAATTGGGGATGCTTTTGCAACTGGAGATTTTGGTGGTAGTGCTTTGAAATTATTAGCTCAATTTATGGCTTTGGTTGGAAATGCAGCTATTGCAGTTGGTATAGCTTATGCTGCTATGGGATTCACAGCAGGTCAAGGTGCAATAGCAATTGGTGCAGGTATTGCTTTAATTGCGGCATCAAGAGTAGTAGGAGCAAAAGCTGGAGGTGGAGGAGGTGGCAATACAAATACTAGCAGTTCATCTTCTGGAGGAGGAGGTTCTGTTCCATCATTTAATCCTACGGGAATGATGATAAGCATTGATGGACTTGTAAGAGGTAACAACATTGTTGTCGCATTAGATAACCAAACACGAATGAATAGGAGAGTAAGATAATGGGAGTAAGATTTACAAGCAGTTTTTATTCTACCTTACAAAATGTTTATTGGACTTGCGAGTTAATAGATGTTAATTACCCAAGCACGGGAGTTTCTCAAGCAATAGAGTTATTTGGAGAAGGATTTGAGATTGACTACCAACAACAGAGTGATGAGAGATTTGCAGCTATTAAAGGTAGCGATTGTAAGCTGAATTGTGTAATTACAGACAATCAAACAGGCGTAAATTTATTAAGTTGGATTAATTCAACAATAAACGCAACTAAAGAAGACCAATATTTCTTAAACATCAAAAAGAATAGCGAGCCATTTTGGTATGGTGTAATTTTATCCGATTTAAACACTAGGGAAGATGAAAGTAGACCATTTCAATATGTTATTACTGCAACTGATGGTTTAAAAAGGTTAAGCACAAAACCTTTTCCATACATAGATATTGACCCAGATTTTTATACATTTGGGCGTACAAGATTTACAGACTTAATATGGAATATTCTAAAATTTACTCCATTATATCTAACCGATTCAAGTATTTTATTTAGTACAGCTGTAAATTGGTATGAAGATGCAATGGGTGATGTTACAGACGCTAAAGACCCACTTTTATATTCAGCAACTGGAGCTGTTGTGTTTTCAAGAAAAGAACAAAACCAAGAAGAAACACCTTTAAGCTGTTATGAAGCATTAGAAACTATTTGCGAGCAATGGGGCATGAGAATAATGCTTAGTGAAGGCTATTTTAGGCTATACCAAGTTAACGCTTACGAAGATGAGGCTACTCCTAAGTACGAAAGGCTTTATGAACGCACAACAGGTGGATATAGTGGAGCGATAGATTTTACAGGTTATTCGGTAGACATTTTTAACAATAACTTTCCTTATGTAGAAGCTGGCGGACAATTTCAATGGTTTGCTCCACTTAAAAACGGGTATTTAAAAATGCCATTTGTTCAACAAAATATGTTGGATGAAACTGATTATTTACCACTTGTTTCTAATGTTTATACATATTCTCAAACAATAAGAAATGGAATTGTTGGTGGAATTAGTAAAAGATTAAATTTGACAGGGGCTATAAATTTAGATATTAGAAGAAAAACTGGTACCTATCCTTCGCCTCCAGGCGGAACTTACGGATTAACTTCTGGATATAAAGTAAGGGTACAAATAAAATTAAAAATTGGTATTTATTATTTGAATTATGATTCAATTACAAGAACTAATTCTTGGATTACAAATTCAAATGCAAGGGCTAATTTCTATTATGATAATTGCGTTTCTGGATGGCAAATATTAAATTATTCAGTTATAACTCCAGATTTACCATCTGGGTCTTATAATTCGAATGAATTTGAATTAAAAATATTAGATAAACTTGCTACTGATGGAAATATTTATAACACACACTATATGTATGTGGCAGGTTATTCATCTTCAAGCTGGCAAACTGCAACCTTACAACCAAATACAACAACTGGGTTTATTGCTTTACGTTGTATTGGTAAAACGTCATTAAAATATAATTCAAGCACATCAAATGAAAATGAAGAATACTTTGAATATATTGGCGGCAATACATCTACTCCAATTAATTCATACGATATAGAATTTAACGATGCACTATTTGGAGAAGTTGGAGATACTTCATATCCTGGCGAATTATTCGTAAGTGAAGATAATACAACTTTTTTACCAAGCTTAAGCAAGTGGAGAATAAATGCAGTTGGAACTGCTTTTGACTTTAACATTCTTAGAGTTCGTGAAGTAATGAGTGGGCAGTTTAAACCATGTTTAAAGTACCAAAACTCTATCCGAGGACAATTACTACCACACAATGCAATTGAGTACGCTGGATTTCGCATGATATACAATGGCGGAACATTTAGCGCAATGAGTGACAAGCTAAATGGCGAATGGTTTGCAGTATCATTGGATAGACCATCATTTGCAGAAATTCAAGGTGCAGTAGCTCAAGCAGGCAATGGAGGTGAAACTCAATTTCAAAGGCAATTTAGCGAAATAGGTGGAGAAGTTCAATACATTAATTCTTATTTAGAAAATACGGCAAGTGGAGTAAAAGTTTATCCTGCAAGTGGTAGCATCACAGTTGAATACGTTTCAGGTAACTATTTTTGCGATACAGCTAACCAAACATTTACAATGCCATCAGCTGCGGATATGCTTGTAAACGGCTTCTCAAGCGAGATTTACTTTAAAAACATTTGTAGTGGTAGTAGTGATAAAGTTTATGTTATACCAATATCAGGTCAAACAATAGATGGCGAAGAGTCATTAGAATTAAAACAATTTGAATCAGTTGTAATAATATCAGATGGAAATAATTTATATTTGAAGTCAGCACATAGTCCAGCATAAAATATGAGAGCAATAGCAATAGGAATACCATTTATTAGACGTAGTGGCATAGACGCACAAGCACAAGCGCACTACAATAGAGTAATAGCTGATGGCGGATTAGTTCCAAGTGGTTTAAGTGGCGTTAATGCCTTTTTTAATACTATTAAAACCATTTACGGAACATCAGATATAAATACTGCCATTAGTGTAGGATTAGACCCTCAAGTTTTAGGCTACAAACTTGGAGCTGGTTCGGGTACTACATTAGGACAAGCAGCGCAGAAATTGTATTCTCCAAAAGATGTATTTGGTGGCATAGGAACAGGAAATGCATATTGGGAAGGTAGTGGTGTAACGGGTAATTTTATCCAATCAAATACAAGCGCATATAATACTAACGATATTGACATTGAAGTTCAGGCTTCAACTGTTGCTACAACTGGAGATGTAAGTTTTGTTAATATATCAAATGGAACAAGTACAACAGTTGATTTTTTTTATAGTAAAACAAATGGTGTAATTCAGTTTCAATATTATACAGGTGGTTTCCGTAATTCATTTGCAGTTGCTACAATTGCTGATGGTGATATATTTAGGGTTACAAGAAATGCAACAACGGGTTCAATAGTTTTTAGGAAAAACGGAATTATACTAACAACTTCGGGTGCTCAAGTAGCAGGTGTTTTAGATTTTGTAAATACTACTATTAAAATAGGTCAAGGCGTTTGTAAAATAAATTATGCAAATTTTTATATAGCAGGAGTTTTAAACAAAACTTTTAACCCTAATCAATATACAGGAGCAAATACATGGACATCTACTACCTCAGAGGTATGGACAGTAAATAGAACAGGAGCAGGTTTAGCAGACGTAGTGCAAACAACGGCAGCAAGTCAGCCTTTGCTTTTAACTCATACAAGCGGAGAGAATTATTATCAGGGTGTTGGAGTTACAGGAAATTTTGTAAGCACTCCAAATTCAGCAGCAAATAGTAATAACGGGAATAAAGAAATTATCGTTAAATTTTCAACCAATGATACTACTTCTTTTAGCGATATTGTAAGTAAAGATGAAGTCGGTTCAAATCGTGCTTACGCTATTTTATATGACCACTCGAATCAAAGATTTAGTTTAGTATTAACTACTGACCTACAAAGTACAACCGTTGTTAATACTGATTCGGGAACTATATTGAGAAATTATAGTGGTTGGTATAAAGTTACAATGACTTTTAGTGGTGGGGTTTTATCAATTAGAACTTTTGAAAGTTTAGATAATATCACTTATACTCAAGTCGGCTCAACTATCACAAGAAATGGAAATAATTTTATTGGAACTGATGCTATTTTAAATATTGGTTCTCGCTCAACAACTTCAGGTAGTTGTATTGCTAAAATAGATAGAGTAACAATATCCAACTCAATCGGAGGCACACCTGTTGTAGACTTCAACCCTAACCAATACAACGCTGCAACAAGTCAAACACAATGGACAAGTTCAACGGGAGAGGTGTGGACTATTAATACAGGAACGGCTACAACGGGGTATAAGGGGGTTTTGGTTGATAGAACGATTGTGCAAGGGGATGGAATTGACGATGGATTAGTGACAAGTGCTACTATAAATATGCCAACTGTATTAACAATTTATGGTGCTATTAAAGGATATAACAACGAAGAAGGTTCGGGAAAAAGTTTATTTGGAAAATCTAATATAGACGGAAATGTATTTAGAAAATCCGCAACAGAACTTGGTGGTTGGATTGGCAATGCAGGGCTTGCTTATTATGGAGTTTTAGCAAATGTAACAAATCTAAATTTAGTTACATTTAAACGTAAAGTATCAGACAATGTTCTTCAAGCTAATAATGGTTCAATAGTAAATAATACTAATTCAAGCGCAATAGTAAATAGTACAATTTCAATGTTTTCAGTAACAACTTTTGGTTCAAGCAACGGAATTGTAAACACAGGTGTAATTTCTTTTATTGAGGATAATTCAACACAAAAAACCGCAATGTATAATTACATTAAGTCAATAAACAACAACGCTTTCTAAATTATGATACCAATAGAACCAACACAAATTTACCCTTGCTTTTATGCTTGTAAAAATGAAGCAGAGTTTCAAGATTTAGATACTCAGGCTTGTGAATTGTTAGACTTTCCTAATGCTGGGGCAAGTGATTATTGCAATCCTATTATTGATGTTAACGGGGTTTATTATTTTACTGTCAACCCTGAGGTAACTTGTTTATTTACTGAAGAACAATTAGACACTTGCATACCTTACGAGGATATTGTTTTGCCAACACCTGAGCCGATAGGATAATGAGAAACTTGCCTAAAGAAGAACTTTTAAGCAGACTAGAAGCAATTAATCGCAGCAATGCTATTATTTACTTTGACCTTAACGGATTTATTCTTGGCGTGAATGCAATCTTTTTGAAGGCTATGGGCTTTCAAGAAGATGAGCATGACAAGCTAATTGGCAAGCATCACTCTATCTTTGTTGATTACGAGTATGGTAAGTCGGAAGAATATGTAAAGTTTTGGGAAGTACTAAGAAGCGGAAAGTTCTTTGAAGGAGAGTTTGAAAGGAAGAAGATTGATGGCAGCCCAATTTATTTGCAAGCTACCTATAATCCAATCTTTGATGAAGACGGAAACATCACTAAAATAATGAAGATTGCAACCGATATTTCTCAGATGGTTGTAAGTAAAAAAAAGATTGATGAATTGTCCGCTAATCTACAAGCAGAATTAGAAAACTCAAACAAATTAAAGGAAGCTATTGAAATAGAAAAGGATGCAGCTTTAAACGACCTAGACGCAAGTATTAAGAAAAGCCAAAACGAACTGATTAAAGTGATTGTGAAAAGTGCTTTATTTGTCATTATGAGCGTGGGCTTCATCACAACTATCATGTATTCATTCGCTATTCTTTCAAACAAAGATACTCAGATAATCGGCTCTACTTGGAGTAATATGTTTAGTGTTTTGTTGACAAACGCTTTTTCAATAGTCGGAACTATTATGGGTATCAAATACGCAACCTCAGATAATCAACCTAAATAAAATATGCAATTAAGTACAAATCTTTCATTAGCCGAAGTGACTAGAAGCGAAACCGCAAAACGCAGAGGCATAAGCAATATGCCAACGGCAGAGCATATCGAAAACTTTAAGAAGTTAGCTGCAAATATTTTTCAACCAATCAGAGAACACTTTGGCAAGCCTATTATAATTAGTTCAGGTTACAGAAGCGCAGAGCTAAACAAAGCTATTGGCGGCTCTTTATCTAGCCAACATTGCTCAGGTGAAGCGATTGATATTGATATGGATGGAACGGACATTACCAATGCTCAGATATTCAACTACATTAAAGACAACTTAAATTTTGACCAAATGATTTGGGAGTTTGGAACAGATACTAATCCTGATTGGGTTCACGTTTCTTTTGCATCAAATAGGTCACAACGTAAACAAATATTGGTCGCTAAAAAAGTAAACGGA